GTGCATTACCGGGAGTGCATTCAGCGGCATAACGCCCCAGAAGTGCCGGTCGAGGAAGATGAGTAACGATGCCATTACGGATCAGTCTTTAACTATTCTGGAGTGTCGGGTGCTGCTGGAAGTCTTTTTGTCTGCGCCATTACCTGCGTCCACTCTGCATAGAGAGCATAAACACATTCTAAAGCGGTTGAAGCAAAAAGCACTTCGAGGTGCAGCGATGGAGACACCTGATGAAACACGGGTGCGTTTACAGCAAAGTGTTGCCGGAATCGAAGTGAAAGAGATGTTCCACATGAAACAATGTTAAGCGTTTCTGACGAAGTAGCGCGAGAGATTCTGGCGCTTGAGGAAGCGCAGCGCCGGCTAGCGGTTCGTGAGCGGGCGCAAGAGGACTTTTTAACCTTTGTACGCCATGTGTACGAGGGCTTTATCCAGAGCACCCATCATAAAAAGGTAGCCGCGCAGTTTGAGCGGTTGGCCGTGAACGATGGTTCCCGGATCATTATCAACATGCCGCCCCGGCATACTAAGTCCGAGTTTGCCAGTTACCTGCTACCGGCATGGCTTATTGGCCGCAATCCCTCATTAAAAATCATTCAGACCACGCATACGGCGGAACTGGCGGTACGGTTTGGCCGTAAGGTTCGTAACTTAATGGAGCAGCAGGAATATAAGGATATTTTTCCAGAAGTGGAGTTAAAGGCGGATTCCAAGGCGGCGGGTCGCTGGGACACGGGTCAGGGTGGCGAGTACTACGCGGCGGGGGTAGGGGGTGCTATCACGGGTCGTGGTGCGGATCTGCTGATTATCGACGATCCCCATTCTGAGCAGGATGCCATGTCGGAATCGGCCCTGGACCATGCTTACGAGTGGTACACCTCTGGTCCACGCCAGCGGCTGCAGCCTGGTGGGTCCATCGTCATCGTAATGACGCGGTGGAGCCTGAAGGACTTAACCGGCAAGTTAGTCCGGGCGCAGGCCACCGACGTAATGGCAGACCAGTGGGAGGTGGTCGAGTTTCCGGCAATCTTACCCAGTGGCAACGTACTGTGGCCGAATTTCTGGAATAAGGACGAGTTACTGCGGGTCAAGGCATCGCTGTCGCTCAGCAAGTGGAATGCGCAATGGCAGCAGAACCCGACTGCGGAAGAGGGTGCCATTATCAAGAAGGAGTGGTGGAAGACGTGGGAAAAGGACGAGATACCCCCTGTTTCGTACATTATGCAGAGCTATGACACGGCGTTTAGTAAAAAAGAGACGGCGGATTATTCAGCCATTACCACCTGGGGTGTTTTTAAGCCTAATGAGGCGGATCCAGACAATCTTATTTTGATGGGAGCGGAGCGGGGGCGCTGGGACTTTCCGGAACTTAAAGCAAAAGCTCTTGAGGAGTACAAATACTGGGAGCCGGACATGGTCCTTATCGAGGCCAAGGCCACGGGTACGCCGCTGACGGACGAGTTGCGGACAATGGGCATACCTGTGGTCAATTACACGCCTTCCAAAGGCAACGACAAACACACGCGGATGCACATGGTGGCGCCCATATTCGAGTCCGGAAAGGTGTGGGCACCGGATAAACGCTTTTCGGAAGAGGTTATCGACGAATGTGCGGCTTTTCCAAACGGCGACTACGACGATTACTGCGACAGTATGTCCATGGCGCTTATTCGCTACCGCAGAGGTGGCTTTTTGCGGTTGGATACTGACGAGGAAGACGATATACCGGTGTACAAACCGCAGGCACGGCAATATTATTAGAGCATAGCATCACAGGGTGGCCTAATGCTCCCCTCTACCCCACAATTAATTAGGCCGTCGATATGCACCCTGTGGTGCTTCCTTTTTAAGGAGGCTTTTAATGAACCCTAAAAAACTCGAAGTGGGCAGTAAGTTTGCCGAGTATGACCTAGACCAGGATGGCACCGTTACAGATGAGGAAATTGCACGTTCCAAGGAAATGTTGGAGCTTGAGCTTCGAGAGGAGAAAAGCGAGGCACAAAAGCGCATGGCTTGGTCGGCCATTGGCAGCATGATTATTTTCAGTGCCTGTCTTTTTATGCCCTTCGTACCCGAGACCCGCGTTACCGCTTTGGGCGAAATATTAGGACTCTTTTATATCGCGCAGGCGGGTATCGTGGGTGCCTACATGGGCGTGACGGCTTGGATGAGTCGAAAATAGTGTTGGACGCCTAACATGTAACATGATACAATGACCTTGTCAGTCAGATCACCATAGAAAGGAGAAACGAAATGACGCAATTGACAAAAGACTACAATCGGATTTTGAAAAGCATTTGGAGTGATACGTCTAGGTCAGACCTTTATAATGTCTGGCCCGAAGATGCGGTAAAGGCGGTCAAAGCTTTATTTAAACGGGAGTTCCCTGGGCGAAGTTGGCCATATAAAATTAAATTTACTAGCGGCAATCGCTATACATGGGTTCGTCGCAGGGCTGTCTTTATCAATTGTGAGAAAGGCTGGGGGGACCTAGTTCATGACTGGTCTCACTGGTTGAATTATCTCCATGGCCGAGAAAATCATTGCGAAGCGCATTTGATGCTTGAAAGGGATTGCGCCCAATACGTGCTTGATCGCGGCTGGGTGAAAAGTGAGCCTGCTCCGGTCCCGGCCAAGAAAAAAACAGACCGCGTTGTTGAGCGATACAAGCGCCTGTTGTCCAACAAGGCGGCGACCGAAAAACGTCTAGCCAAACATCGAGCCGGTCTTGAACGGGCGGAAAAGCGCCTGAAGGATCTCGACCGTGACGTTCGAGCCTATTCTCGAAAATACCCAGAAAGATTAGAAGCGTTTCCTAAATAGATTTATTTCATTTAGACTTGGGGTGGCATAAGCCACCCTTTTTTTGGAGTGTTTGAATGGCTGAAGGGCGACCGTCTTTAATTGATACAGTCATACCAGCGCAGGGGATGCCGCTGGGGGGATTGGGCAACGAAGAAATCGAAGTCGAAGAGATCCAAGAACCGACTGACATGCTGGAACAGGACGATGGGTCTGTTCTTGTAAACTTCGAGGAAATTATCCAGGAACAGATGCTGGCTGATCAGGATGCCAATCTGGCAGAGATGCTTGACGAACGTGTTCTGATGGAAATTTCTGATGAACTGCTGGGGTACTACGAGGACGACAAGGCTAGTCGCCAAGAGTGGGTAGACACTTATAGTGACGGACTGGGTCTGCTTGGTATTAAGTACGAAGAACGAGAAGAACCTTTTCGTGGTTCAAGCGGCGTCACTCATCCTCTGATTGCAGAAGCCGTCACGCAATTCCAAGCGCAAGCCTACAAGGAGCTTCTTCCCAGTTCTGGTCCGGTGCGGACACAAATCATAGGGGCGACCAATCCCCAGGTTGAAGACCAAGCCCAGCGCGTCAAGGAATTTATGAATTACCAGATCATGCACGTCATGGACGAGTACGATCCGGAAATGGACCGCTTGTTGTTTTACTTACCGCTGGCCGGCAGTGCCTTCAAGAAAGTTTATTTTGACGACATCTTAGATCGAGCAGTAGCGCGGTTTGTACCGGCGGATGATTTAATTGTTCCCTACAACGCTTCCGATCTGTCTTCTGCTGCGCGAATTATCCATGTCATTCGCATGAACGGTAATGACATCAAGAAATTTCAGGCAGGTGGCTTCTATCGAGACATCGACCTACAACCTTTTGAAGAAGACAACGAAGTCCTTGCTAAAGAACGCGACCTGTCCGGTATTGAGAAGACGACCGACGATATGGACTGTACGCTTCTTGAGGTACATACCGATCTGGATTTACCAGGGTTTGAACACACACATCCTTTAGACAATGAGCCGACAGGCATCAAGCTTCCCTACATCATTACCATTGATGAAGGCAGCACCAAGGTGTTATCGGTCAGGCGTAACTGGCGTGAAGGTGACGAGTATTACCGCAAGCAACAATACTTCACCCACTACAAATTTCTCCCCGGTCTGGGGTTCTATGGCTTTGGTCTGTTGCACATGATTGGTGGACTGGGGCGCTCTGCCACTTCGATTTTGAGACAGCTTATTGATGCAGGGACTCTGGCAAATCTGCCAGCTGGTTTTAAGGCGCGTGGTATTCGCATACGTGACTCTGACGAACCGCTTTCTCCGGGTGAATTTCGAGATATTGACGTGCCTGGAGGCAAGCTTGCCGAAAGTATTTTGCCGCTTCCTTACAAGGAACCCAGTCAGACACTAATGCAGTTGCTGGGTTTTGTGGTGGATGCGGGTCGTCGCTTTGCGGCGATT